AAGAATTGCTGTTTTTTATTATATCCCAATAGGTCTGGCATACCTAAAAGGCTCAAATTCTCTACTCTATTCCATAAAATAGAACGGATATTTTTCTTTATTTCTTTATAAAATTTTACTTCAGGGGTCATGGCTTTTTTAAGGCAACAGTACCACAAAAAAGACACAATCTAAAATGGTAAAATATAGGCTTGACAGACCCGTATAATGTAGGATAAATAGGGACTATGAAAGATATAAAAACAAATCAAAAACCCTTAACTGATATTGATATTCTAACTCAGTTTGTAAAGATTTATGATCGAATACAAAAGGTGAAAGAATACGTTGACAGTTTGTTTAAGGGTTTTTTAGCAATTAGCGTAATTAACATAATAGTATTTGCGTTAATTACTTATCAACTAGCAACAATAAAGGGATAAAATGAGAAAAATAACCTTAAACAATGATAAAAGAAAAATACTAGCGGACGAAATAGAAAATCACTATAAGAGTAAAGCTAGTAAAGAACATAAAGCCCATACAAAAGCTATTAAAGATTTTGACAAAAACATAGACAAAGTCTTTTCTTTAATCGTTAAATCAATCAAAAAACATCAACCGCCCAAAGACGTGGAAACGGTTAAAAGTATGATTGATAAATACGGGGACGGTGGCGGACAAATACATAATGACAATTGTTTTTATTTTGAAACACCAACAACTGATGAAGAAGGAAACGAAAGGACAAAAGAAATTAATATCAAGTTTGAATTGTCCGACCGTTTTAAATGGTCATACTATCACGATTTTATAAATGTAAATGGATATGACCCTCACTACGAATATAAATACAGGTCGCTATCTTATACTAAAAGAAGAAATACAGATTACGACTTTCACCGAACGAATATAGATAACTTAATTGATAGGTCTAACGGGGATAAACCCGCGCTAACAGACACGTTAATGAGTAAATATTCGTTTGATGTTATAGGGTCAAGCTATTGCGGGTCAAGAAAATACAAAGTTGATAGTGAGACGTTTGAAGTAATTAACAAATTCAAAATAATTATGGAACAGGTTGAACAAACCCATGAAAAATTATTTGATTATGTTGAAGAAAAAATGAAAACAGTAAGAAAAGCGTTAGCCTCATTTAAAACGTTAGAACAAGCGCAAAAGGCTTTTAGCAAAACCGGCGTCAAACTAAATAAAGAAATGTTAGGTGCTAGCGCTGAACCGTCAATGGCTTTGTCTGTTTATACACCAGACGCATTGGCCAATTTATTAAATGATGAGGAACCCGAAAACGATAACGCGAATAGAATAGCATTATTTAAAGCGGGTAAATTAAATCAAGCTATAAACTAAAAACTTAAGCCCCGTTAATAGCGGGGCTTTTTATTATGACAAGATTAAACGGAATTAAAATAAGAGGAAACGAAACATTTGACGAGTTGTTAAAGATAGGCAAGGCTAAAGACAATTCAATTCTAATATGTAAAGCCAAAAAATGTAATAATATTTTAAGGCCTGATTGGACTAGTCGAATAGATAAAAGATATTGCAAGGACTGTTTGGAATAATGAAATTATATAAAGCTAAGAAATTATTAAATATAGACAACAATGCTAAAACCGTAAAAGGTCAAAAATTAAAAGTAATGACCGCAATTTTATATTTAGCGCCGGCCAATTCAAGTGGGTTTAATATGTGTCCTATGGCTAGTGCCGGTTGTAAAGCTAGTTGTCTATTTACAGCCGGACGGGGTGTTATGCGACCGGTACAGCAAGGACGAATTAATAAAACAATATGGTTTATGAAAGAAAAGGACACGTTTTTAAAACAGTTAAGAAAAGAAATTAAATTACACGCGTTAAGATGTAAAAGAAAAGGCTTTACGCCGGCCGTACGTTTAAACGGTACAAGTGATGTATCATGGGAGCGGTTTGGTTTATTTGAAGAATTTAAGGAAGTGCAATTTTATGACTACACGAAAATTTATAAGCGCGCGTTGAAGTGGGCTAGAGGTGAATATCCGAAAAATTATCATTTAACGTACTCACTAAACGAGGACAATATAAAAGAGGCTTTTAATATTCTAAATCAAGGTGGAAACATAAGCGCCGTATTTAGAACTAAAAAACTACCGAAAAGATATAAAGGTTTTAAGGTCATAGACGCTGATAAGTCGGACGTACGCTTTAAGGACCCGAAGAATATAATCGCGGGCCTATACGCTAAAGGTAAGGCGCGCTATGATCAAACAGGTTTTGTATTAGATGTTTAATATATGAAACATAGAGTTAATACAAAAGGGTGATACTGAAATCCCGCGTTGCTAAAACACAGGAACGGACAGGCGCAAGCGCAAGCGCCTGTTCAGAAAAAATAGGAAGGATATATGAAAGTATATAAAATTGAATTTGTTGAAGAAGTTAAATCAACAGTAAAAATAAAAGCAGAAAACGAAACAAAAGCTAAAGAGATAGTCAATAGCGGTGATTTTAGCGGGGACGAAGTATTAGAACGAGATCATTTTGAAATAACAAAAATAGAGGAAGAATAAAATATGCCAAAAGAAATAGATACAGAAAACGAATTAGAAAAAAACTATGAAACCTTTTATGATTGGTTAGAGAAATGTCCGTTTGAGTGGAAGGAAACAAGCCACCCGTCAAGCGGTATGACAACAGTTAATTTTACATTAATTAAAGAATAAAATTATGGAAACACTTATAGCATTTTTTCTAGTAACGCTCCCATTTTGGACGTTAGTTATATTGTCTGTAATTGGTTTAATTATGGATAAGTTTAGTAAATGAAAATAAGCAAGTTTGAAACAGAAATAAGACTTAATCATTATGAATGGTGCAGAAAAAACGGCCGGGATACAAGCTGGTTTGAAACGGACAAGCGCAAATCACAAGCGGGTAGACCCAAGCGAAAACCACAAGCGCAAGCGAAAAGCAGATAGTTTAAACGCTGAGAATAGCGAGCGCTTTGTAAAGAACGCACAGGCGAAACGGACAAGCGCAAGCGACTAGTAGTCTTTGATATAGCCAGGTGGAAGTATTAATCTTTCTTCTTTGTTGGGTTTAAGAACAACTCTTATTGACTCAGCCCCAGGCGTGGGTATAGCATTCTCTTGAACTTCAATTCTTTTAATCTCTTCAAGATAGCCGTTCACGTGAATAAATATTTTAGCATTAGAGACAGCGTTTCCTTTACGACCGTCTGTAAATTTATCTAAATATTCCTGTAAGTGTTTAACGTACATATATCTTTATGTTCCTTGACATAATAGGAGTGCTACCTTAAATTGTCAAGCATGGGTAGACACAAGAAATTAACAGAAATGCAAATGAGATTTGCTGAATACATTGTATTTGGCGGACCAGACGGGCCAATGTCACAGACTGAGGCGGCCATAAAAGCTGGATACAGTGAAAAGCGAGCCAGAAGTGAAGGATCAGAGCTCATGAACCCAAGAAAATCACCGCTCGTTGTACAGTATGTAGACAAACTAAAACAAGAACGACTTAAAAAACATGAAGTCACTTACGAAGGACACGTTGCTGAACTAGCAAGACTTAGAGAGGCTGCGCTAAAAAAAGGTTCATTCTCATCAGCTGTAAATGCAGAAGCCAATAGAGGTAAAGCGGCCGGATTATATATAGATAGAAAAATTATTAAGACAGGTAAGTTAGATGAAATGTCTATTGAAGAACTAGAAGCAAGGATGAAAAAAATAGAAGAGGACTACTCACAAATCATTGATGTTACTCCCGACCCTAAACAGATCGAGAGCAACAATAAAAACTAATTATCTTCGTCTTCGGAATCTTCAATCTCTTCGTCTTCAACTTCTTCTTGCATCTCAAGAACGTCCATAATATTAGCGATCTTGTTTTCTAACGTTTCGACTTTTTCTTCCAACTGTTCGATTTTGTTTTTGTTTTCTTCGTCTTTGTTGAACATGTTTTCCTCCCTTTTTAGGCTTACCGATATAAGGTCCATTCCAAAAGTAATCAATCATTTTGTTTCCCAGATTATACTACTTTATCTTTGTTCGGTCCTTCTTTAAATCTATATTTATGTGTGCCTGTACCGTTGATTTCTACTTCTTCTCTTAAAACTTTATTCAAGAATATTTCATTCCAACCATTCTTATATGCTTCATTGGAAGGTCTAGATCTACCGTCGTACTTTTTACCTTTTTCTCTCTTCATATTTTTATCTTCTCCATCTTAGATATTATACATTTTGGAAATACATTTCTATCAGAAAATACAGCTTGCTCTGAATCATAACTTGCAAACGTCCAGACATGTTTATTATCTTTTTCAAACACATAAGCTTGCGAGATCATAGTCGCTGGTTTTAATTCTTTCACCTCAGTTGCATCCGCATGCCCGCTGTCACCCATCGGATCGATCCATACTATTTTATAAAAATAATATTTTTTGTTGCCGATAACAGCATGTTTATATTTAGACTTTTTTCTTCTTCTTGCCATAATTCTGCCACATTTGATAATTGCCGACCCCTAAATGGAAAAAAATATTATAATGCGCTTGAAACAAAAAATCCATGAAAAGGTGTCGGCGAGGTCAAAATACCCCTAAAATGGGCCTAGAACCATTGATAATACTCACTTTTTTCGCCGACCCCTAGGGTATCGGCGAGGGGTCGGCGGGGTATCGGCGGGGTCGGCGAAACCTAACCTCTGGTTGTATTTTATGGCTAAAAACCCATAATGGACACTTTTTCGCCGACGGCCGACCCCTTGCCGACCCCTTGCCGACCCCTTGCCGACCCCTAAAGTGTCGGCGAAATGTGTCTCAATTTGCCTTAATCTTGCCACATTCTTGCCACAATTATGTCTTGATTTTTCCTTGGATAAACTCCTCAGCAGTCACCTGAACCATGCTCCGTGGTCCATGATCAGCATCCCCGGACCTTTGACCATTAACCAACTCATAGTATCTATTAATCCTATCGAGCGCCTTATGTTGATACTTCCTCAGCTCTAAACCACCGATCTCGAACTGCTGATAATATAAATCTGGCGTGCACATCATAATCACGAACTGCTCAATCTTAGAGTCATAAACATGATTGTGTGCCATGATATACATCGCACCCTGTAAGAAATAATCTTGCACCCATTCTATTCTCTTAGCCCTGTTAGCTTGTTTAAAGTCTACAATAGCCTCTTTACCATTATAACTACATACAAGGTCCGTAGAGCCCGCGTATAAGCCAGGATAATACAACGTGACCTCTGACCCGTAATATCCATCAATCGCTAAAAATCCGGTATCTATGACCTTCTTAGCCATACGTTTAGCCTCTTGTCCCAATGGCGTTAGGTCCTCATAACCCTTTCCTAAGATATAGTTTTCAAGGTGTTTATGTAAACTCGTGCCACGCTTTGATGATATATTCTTAATCTCTTCTGCCTTTTTTTCGCCAACTTTCGCTTTCCAATTCATCAGGAATTGTTTGTCCTTAGTTTTATCTAATATGGTTGTAACCGACGGGAGCCTGATACCATTAACATCATAGGTCCTTGGGCCCTGGTCATTGATTTGTCTAAAATTACTATAAGAATATTTATCTAGCTTCTTCATCACTAACCTCCGGTAACATATCTACGATCCACATTAGACCCAGAATGAACATCACAACAATACCCATTAAAAGCATGAGAATATTAAACATTATATTTTTCATAAACCTCAACAAACTTTTTACAGTTTTTATAAAAGTCTTCATAAGAGTCCCTACCCTTCATTTCATTAAACCGTTTAACAGTGAGCGTAAAATTATTAGTATCATTATTCGTCCGATCACCATCAGCATGATCGCAGTGAACGTTGCTCAACTCTGCATCAACAATCTCATCAGTTAGCTTACATCTTACCATAGGATACATGACAGGGACACCGTTTTCTGTGTCAGGTTTTTTGGTCCATTGATTAATCGATTGTACATTTTTATTTTGAAGACAAATACCAGGCCAAACTTTTTCTAAAAAACTCCAAACCTTACTGCCTTTAAATCTTAAATTATTTTTGTTCATTTGATATTTTCCTTTCTTCTTTGATTTGTACCCGTAACAAAAACATCTAGCTTTTTTTCTAATGTCGCGAATACGTGTAACTTTAACTTCTTTATAATTACCTCGACCACCTCGGTCATTTTTATAAGCAAAGTCTCTAACTTTTCTAAATATACCTGATTGAAGTTTGCGATTACGTAAAATTGTTTTTTCGCGTTGTCCTTCACCCAGATGATATGAGACTGTCCCTTTACTACATTGAACTCTTTTGACAATCTCAGCATAAGAAAGACCTTGTTGTCTAAGAGATAGGATATATTCTTTTTTACCCTCGCTCTTAGATTTTTGGGTCCTCATTTAGCGGTCATGATCTGCCAGCCACGTTTAGCTGTACGCCAATCATTTTTCTTTTGATCCCAGTACCTCTTACATAAATTACCACTGCTTTTTGCAATGAATTCATGTTGAAGTTCATAGTGCGGATCGTAAGGACGCTTTATCATTTTACCATCTTTCTCAGAGTAGTATTTAATGTAAAACGCTACTTTCTTTTTTTCTTTCGTCATGTTTCCTCCTTATTCTTTATAACCTGTTCCGTGGTCCCTGTTTCGCCAACGCTTACGCCATGCGTAACTATTCATTTTACTGCCGATCGTTTCCATCCAGGACAACGGGACATCTATAAATCTTTTATACTTTCTTTTTATAAGATCGATTGTATCAGGTATGGTTTTAATCATAATAACTTTCTCCAACAGTAGTCATTTCATATTTGTAACAAAGTCTTGCTAACAAATCCCACTTACCTTTCTCTCTACATTTTTTCATTATACATTTAACTCTAAATATTAAGTCTGTTCTTCTATTTTTTGGTTTCATATTCTTTATATTCCTTCTGTGTTTGTTCATTTGGATAATATACCTCTACAAAACTATGACATTTAGGACAGGATAAATTAGTTACCATTGAATAAGTATCATTCTCTTCATCAATGTCATGATCGCCACCCCAAATTAATTCTTTATTACAATGCCAACAGTTCATTTCTACCTTCCCCATAAAGCTAATATACTATCTCTATATATTTTTATGATGTTTTCATGTTCTGAAAAAAGATCATTAACTTCATCATAGTTAT